CAACAACTCCTCTGGTACAGGAGACCCAGCTGCTGGTGATTCCAGTGATGACCTATTTAAAAATCTTGATCCGGCTGTTAAAAAGCGTTTGGAAGATTCTGAGAAAGCAGCCGCCGATGCTTTGGCTTTAGTGCAGAAAATGCAAGATGAAGCATTGACGAAACAGTTTGAAGATTTGGCTAAATCTTTTAAAGCTCTTCCTATAGAAGTAGCTAAAATTGCCCCTGTTTTGAAGAAATGTAGTGCTTCATTGCCTGCAGAGGAATTTGATCTTTTGAAAGGTGTTTTGTATGCTGCTGATGAGGCATTAATACAAGCGGGAATTTTTCAGGAATTAGGTAAAGGTGGAGGATTAGATAGTAATAATTCAGCTGAAGCAGAAGCTAATAGGAGAGCTGAAGAATTGAGAAAAGCTGATCCGAAATTGACTTATGAGCAAGCCATGGCCAAGGTATGGCAGGATAATGATCTGATGAAACGTTATATGGATGAATTAAGTAATAGATAAGAAAGGAGGTATTTACATTGGCAACTGAAAAACCAACTGAACTAATAACACTCGTTGCGGCCGAGGCTTTTACCAATAAAAGATATTTTTTCGTAAAAATTGATTCTGATGGGGAGGCTGCTGTAGCCGGTGATGGAGAAGCGGCTGTTGGAGTAGCACAAGAAGAAGTACTTGCTGGGGAATATATGGCAATAATGACTCTCGGTATTTCTAAAGTAAAAGCGGGAGGAACTATTACTGCAGGTAATAATGTAGCTAGTGATGCTTCAGGTAGAGCAGTAGCTGCTGCAGGTAATGATGCTATTTTGGGAATAGCTTTGGAAGACGCTTCTGAAAATGATCTTTTCTCCGTATTGCTTCTCACTCGAACCAGTTCAGGTACTAATTCTGGATGCGTAATTGGAATTCCAATTTATTTGGATAATCTTGCAACAGGTGATGTAGTAACAGAAGCTATATTTGGTATTTCTGGAAAGATTGTAAAAGTTTTTGCAGTAGTTGTAGAACCAACTACTGATAACGATGCAGATGCTACATTGAACTTAGAAATAAATTCAACTAATTTAACCGGAGGAGTAATCACTTTGTCAGATGCTAATATGGCTACTCTTGGCACCGTAGTAAATGGTACTGCAATTACTGCAGGAAACGTTTTATCTGCTACTAGTAAACTAAGTGTAGAGACTGTTGTAACTAATGCTTTTTCTAATGGACAAATAATGCTGTATATAGTTATACAGTAAATACGAATAAGAAGGAGGTTTGAGAGATGCCACAACCTGGAAGAAAAGATGTTCATACTAATCGACCTTTAACAAATATATCGGTAGCTTATATTCAATCACAAGAAAGTTTTATAGCTGATAAAGTATTTCCGATCATCCCAGTTGATAAAATGTCTGATATTTATTACAAGTACGATAAAGATGCATGGTTTCGGGACGAAGCTAAAAAAAGAGCCCCTGCCACTGAATCAGAAGGAAGTGGTTATGGGATTAGTTCTGATAGTTTCAGTTGTGAAACTTATGCATTCCATAAAGATGTTCCTTGGGATGTTGAGGCTAATGCAGATGCTGGTCTTGATGGTTGGAGAGATGCTACTGAATTTGTTACCCAGAAATTACTACTCAAACGGGAAATTTTATTCAATAGTAGTTATATGACTACTGGTGTTTGGGGTACTGATTATACTGGAAAAAATACTACACCCGGTCCCGGTGAAGTATATCAATGGAGTGATTTTACTAACTCCGATCCTATTACCGATATAGATAATGCGAAAGAGGCTATCCACAGTCAGACTGGTTACATGCCTAATACTATGGTTATCGGTTCTCAAGTATTGCGTTATCTGAAGAATCATCCCGATATTTTGGATAGAATTAAATATACGCAACGTGGAGTTGTTACTTTGGATTTGTTGGCTGCTTTATTTGAGGTACCAAGAATAGTAGTAGCAAGATCCATTAAAGCCACCGCTAATGAAGGTCAAGCCACTCAAACTTATGATTATATCACTGGTAAAATCGCTTGGTTAGGTTATGTTGAACCTAACCCAGGTCTAATGAAACCTAGTGCAGGATATATTTTCGCATGGAAGAACTTGTCTAAAGTAGCTGGTAATGGTTATGGAACAGCTATTTCACAGTTTGAAATGCGTCAATTAAAAGCCGATAGGGTTGAGGGCGAAATGTGTTTTGATCAGAAGATAGTTGCGCCTGATATGGGAGTTTTCTTCAACACTATCGTAGCTTAAAGGTTTATTGGAGGGTGAATTATGAGTACTCAACTCTTTGAAGTAAAAAAAGGTTTTCACGCAGGAGAAGATTTCCTAGAGCCAGGAGAAGTAGTGATAGGAGACGGATGGACTAAGAAGGAAAAACTTATATCACTCCGTTTCCTAGTACCTTTTTATGGTGAAGATAAGGCTTGTCCTTTTTGTGATAGGTATTTTAGTTCAGAAAATATTTTGGACAAGCATATCAAAAAAACACATCCTGAAAAGAATAACAGTTATCAAAAAGAGCCGGTAGAAGAAACAGCTTAATAAAATAAGGCTTTTAATAAGGTGGTGATTTTATGACATGGTCATATTCCGGAAACCCAGCTGATAGTGATAAAGACAGAATTAGGTTTCTAATTGGAGATACAGACTCAACTTTCCCATTAATGACGGATGAGGAAATAAATTATGTAATTACAACTGAATCTAATGATAAGATAATTGCTTTACGTTGCTGTGAAAGTATATCTGCCTCATTAGCAAAAAAAGTTAGTGGATCGATGGGTCGGATAAGTGTCCAAGAGGAACAATTAATGAAACATTATGAACAATTATGCAAACGTTTCCGGAAGAGTATACCATCTGTGCCTTATGTAGGAGGACTATCATTAACTGAAAAAGAAATGGATAAGACCAATACTAATTTAACTCAATTAAAGATATCGAAAGGTATTCATGATTATGAATGAGGGGGGATATCATGTTCCCTACCTTAAAAAGTTGGTTAAAACATCAAATTTATTGGGAAAAATTTCAAAGTGTCGATGGTTATGGTAATCCATCATATGAGGAAGAAGGAACATATATTTACGGTTTTGTTGAACTAATTACGCGTTTTTATCTAAATGCTAATGGAGAACAAGTTATTTCACAAGCGACTATTTATTTTAATGGTGATGACTGTTCAGACATGAGTGTTAAAGATAAACTAACAGTTACAGGGATAGGAAGAAAATCAATCATTAGTATTAATTCCATTATCACTCCTAGAGGGATACTAAGCCATAAGGAAGTGTTAATATGAACTATAGCAGTTATATCCTAGACATATATTGTCCTCCCTATGTAAGAGGATTAGACGATTTAATTAATGCTCTAGACGGTGTTTTAGAGGATATAATAAGTCATGCAGAGGTAGGTTTATATGAATTAGGATATATAACTATGGAAAAAGCAATTGAATGGTGTCCTAAAGATACTGGTGCATTGGCTAGTTCTGGTTTTCTTAATAGGCCTGAAAAAAGTGGAACTGAAATATCAGTTGTGATGGGTTTTGGGGATAGAGAAACACAAATAAATCCCAAAACAGGAAAAAGAACAACTCAATATGCAATAGAAGTACATGAATCTAAAAGAAAGTATAAAAATGGTCGAAGTAAGTTTTTGGAACAGGCTTACATGTGGGTAGCAAGGGCACGAATGATGGATTATTTGTATAAACATATAAGTAAAGCATTCACACAGCCTGGACCTTTTGACGCTAACTTTAATTTTCAAGAAAAAGCCACCGCACTAAATGCTAGAGGTTCTTTTTGGCCAACAAAAGCAGAAATACCTAAAAGATCCGGAGTCAAAATATCCAAAGAACAAAAATTTCGAGAAGCAGAGGAACGTAGACGACAGTGGGAACAAAATAAAAATAAAGAAGATCCAATCATCACTGCCGCAAAGAATGCGCAGAAAAAAATCGAACAAAGCTTAAAACCTGAACAAGAAAGGGGTGATAATGAATGGCCCTTTTAGAGGATATAGTAGCCTATCTAATTACCGAGGGAATAGCTACTGAGTTTGGTAAAGATATATTCATCAATTTTCTCCCCCAAGAACCAGATGAGGTTGTTGTGATTGATGAATATGGTTCTGACGGTACGCAGGTAGGTTACGAAGCATACGGAAGATATATCCAAATTTTAAACAGGGCCGAAAATGTTAGTGATGCTTCGTCAAAATCACAACAACTGTTCTCCTCCCTGGTAAAGGAGCTATGTCCGATAATCAGTTTAACTTCATCGTTAGATGTTGTTATAGTTGCACTGCAGAGACCATTTAAGGTCATGGTCGATGATAAGGAAAGAGTATCATACGCTTTCAATATCAGAGTTTTAACTCATACGAATTAATAAAGGAGGTTAGTAATATGCCTGGTACCCCTATAGGATTAAAAGATGTATATTATGCAAAACTTTTAAGTGATACTTCTACTGGAGTTACTTATGATACCCCAGTAGAAGTTGTTGGTGCCATAACCGCCAATATCAACCCTAATGGAAATATGGCTACTTTATTTGCAGATGATGCTC